TTGCCCCTGTTGCCCCTGTTGCCCCTGTTGCCCCTTCCACTCCTCCTGCGGAACTTGTAGCCCCTTCTGCAAACGAAGTATACGAAGTAGAAGAATCCAAAGAGTAATCCATAATTGTAAAAATACAATGTTTCACATTATTTATTTTACAATCTATTTACGAGTAATATCCCGTGATCGGAACAGGGCCACCCATATAGTTGGAGATGCAAGATTGGGTGAGACCATCACAGAAGGTTCCCTCGGGACATGATTTACCACTGGCATCGACATTGCACAGGTAGTTGGTATTCCTGTCAGGAACATATTCAGGTGCCACGGCCACGCTCGGTACATGGTTTACCTGCATGTCTTGAAAGCCTGAAATCACGTAATGCGGTTCCATGCGGTCAATGTAGCGCACTACCATCGGGAGCACAATGACTGCCGCCACCAACAATAGTAACATCGCACCAATGCCCATTGCTTTCGGATGAACCATTTTTTCTAGCCAATGGTGAGGTTTTATTGCTATGAATTAGTACCGTGTAGGCGGTAGCATTGGTATATCGGACAATTCAGGGAACGCAACAAGTCGGTCAGATTTGCAGTAGCCATTGATGCACCGTACGCGTTCACCCACACACGAGGGCAAATCCACACCACATCGTCCTGCATCGATGAAGTCCTCATGATTTGCCGAGGTTACTTGTTCAATGACATAGGCTGCCATGGCGATGACCATTACAATAAAGATGGTACCTGCGAACTGTCTATATTTCATATCCATTCTACTAATACCGCTTTTGAACATTAATGGCAGGTCCTCGTAGCCGCATACTGGACTGTGGGTCAAAGTTAGCATTGTCATCTTCGCCGCCACCGCGGGCCAACAGTTCAGACTGTCGCCATAATTCGGGTGCCCCCATTTTGAATTCACCATGCACTTCTGCCTTATACCAGAAGATGGTATCTTCCAATTTATTACTCTGGGTGTTGTTGTTAATTACTAGGCATTCATAATTCTGGGTGCACTGATTCATCATTTGGCAGAAGAATTCAAAGGAAGGAAATGCCGAGCCATAGTTTTCAAAGAGGCGTCGACGATTGTTCATGTAGGGCTCCCTCAGAATAAAGACATAATCCACGTTGGTACGCAGGGCAGGCTGGATACCGAGGGGGAACTGCATGGTAATGATGAAAAATACTTTGAGCCAACGACCGTTCATAAACAGATAGCGAATGTTTTTATCGTGAGTCCATGAATCATCGTACATACAATCATCGAGAATCATGAAGGCACGGGGGTCAATGTTTGATTTCACGCCTTTGCCTTCATCTTGTTGAATTCGCTGCATGACTAGTTTTTGGCGTTTAACAAAGTTGGCTAGAATCACAGGATTGTATTCACCATGAATAAACATCGAGGGTACCATTTTTTTAAAGAAACCGTTGGACTCTTCCGTACCCGAAATAACACAGCCCATGGGTAAATCTTGATGATGAAATAGCAAATCGCGAACCAGTGTCGATTTACCCGTACGACGACGCCCGATAAAGACAGCCACCGCATCTTGTGGAATGGACTTCATTACAAACTTCCGGAGATTAACATTGACACCACCTTGTTGAGCAGCCATAATATGTTCCTAGTAGAAATTGTAGTTTTGTAGTGCGCCACATAAACACACACACAAGTCTTCCAGACAAGGAGAATGAAAGCTGTTCTAAAAGAACTGCAAACAGAGCCTTGTCGAACCCATAATATCTCTACAAGCGATGAGGAGGCATTCTCAAATTATACACACTTGCAGCGTTATAATCCTGCACTAGACCTGTTTTCTATCCCTGATTCTGTTCTGTCGCACAAAAATTTGGAACTCCCTTCAATGTATCAGATTGATTCGTGGACCTCGCAGGATAAGCCTAAATTTTGGAAAGCAACTCGTCATCGTAGTACAGACCCTGCTACATCAGAGCCATGTGAGGTATTTACTAAAATTGTTCATTTACTTAATCCGATTGACATGATAAAAGAGAAATACGTATGCCCAGAGCATCCGTTACTTCCTCAAAGTGAAAAAACATGGAAAAGTACACTTCTAAAGCTGCATAGCCATAATAATCAGGCCTATGTCGATACTACTGCTAATTTTATACTAAGTCGTTTTAGAGAATTAGATTTAACACCACACTGTATACTGTATTATGGCTCTTTTACGGGAATTAGTAAATCGTATCAATACAACATTACGAATGAATATGATACTTATCGCCAGTGTCGATGGTTTTGGAAAGGGATGGAATCACACAGTGCAAAGATTACGTTGCAACGTGACACCAATGCGGGTGAAATACCGAATTACGATGAACTGTATAAGGAAATTACAACATGTCCGTTTGATGAAGATGAAGAATTAGAAGAGACCTTAGAAGAAAGAGTAGACAACACAGATACCACATCCGTTGCATCTGCCACTTCATTTACATTTGATAATATTGAAGAAGAAACTGAAAACTCAAAAAATATCTTTGAGATTAATAAAAATATTACAAATACATCTCTCAAGCAATCGGTGTCTTCTAAAAAATTAAATGGAGTAAAAGGCGATTCGAGTGAATCTGACAGTGGTACTAGTTACAGTGGCTCAGACAGTGGCTCAGACAGTGAGTATGAATCTGGCTCAGACAGTGGGTCAGATAATACTGTGCAACTTGATGTAGATATTTGTCTTGAAATTCCGAATATGCCTATTATTATTATTCAACAAGAAGCCCAAGAGGGCATTATGGATACATTGCTAGATGTGGATGAAATTGATGGTCATGAACGTGGTTCTCAAGGATGGGAAACACGATGGGTCGCCTGGCTGTTTCAGATTATTTCCGCACTCACTTTTTTACAGAGTGCCATTTGTTTTACGCATAATGATCTTCATTCGAATAATATTTTATGGAGAGCGACGGATAAGAAATATCTATATTACACGATTAAAGATGGAACCGTATGGAGAATTCCTACATTTGGAAAAATTTTTAGTATTATTGATTTTGGACGTGCCATTTTTCGATTGGGCAAACATCTATGGGTATCCGATGATCATTGGCCGGATCAGGATGCCAGCGATCAATATAATTTTGGGCCATTTTTTGATCATAATAAACCTAAAAACCTTCCCAATCCGTCCTTTGATTTATGCCGATTGTCTGTTAGTTTGATTGATGGGTTATTTGATGACCCTCCTTCAAAGAAAAAGGGTAAAAATATCCCCATTATGAGTGAAGAGGGGTCATGGAAAGTCTATGAAACAAAATCACCTTTGTATAATCTACTGTGGAGTTGGACTGTAGATGATGCAGGACGAACCATCTATGAAGATAAAGATGGCGATGAGAAATATGATGGATTTGAACTATATATCCATATTGCACATGATATACATAATGCAGTTCCTCGTGAGCAATTGCATCGACCCATCTTCCAGCAGTTTTTGTGGAAAAATGCAGTACCGTCACAAGATAAAGTATACTCACTCGGTATCTAATACACGATAGGGTAGATTCCTCTTTTTGGCGAATGAAATAATATATGAATATAGTATATTCTCATATTATGTTACGATATAGAGTGAAGTCTTTAATTATTATTGCAATTGGCACTGGATAGTGGTGCACAAGGGCATCCATTATCGGCAAGAGTAATACCTCCTGTACCTTTTCGGTAATAGACCATATTCCCATCTTTGACGGAGTTAATAATCGACTGATCATAAATGCCCAAGGCGGGGGTATACCCTGTATGGGGCTGTGCATAGTTCTGAATACGATTGATAAAGGACCCTGCTTTCGCTTTGGATTGACGACGCTGTGTGAGCAGTGAACTATCATAAATCGTCGTAGACATTTCTATATCGTATTTATAATTTATCTTTCTGAAAATAATTATCTTCCTGCCAGACGAGGGGGGCCGACTTGTAGGTCAAAATCATGATGTACATTTGTGCTAAACTGAGTTGGAAAATCAATAGGAGGGAATATATCAGGTATCAATACTCCTGTAAATGCGATTACAATAGAACCACTAATAAAGTCTTGCAAGAATTGAATGTTTTTATATTCTTTATCCTTGTATTTTGCTCCAACAAAACTCAGAACGATAAATAGAACTCCACCTATAAACATCCATGGGAACCAAACAGGCATCATTATTGAACACGTGCGAGAAAAACACAGTATTCTTCTCCGCACTTGTTCTTATAGTTGCAATTCTTCATAATCATCGGTGCCCATTTGCTCAGGCTCTCCCGTATTATCTTTAGGGGTTTCATCTAAATTGATGAAATCGCCATCAGAGGAGAGTGATGTGCCTGCGCCATCCAGTATTTCAAGAACAGGGTCGCTATTCTCTTCATTATCTTCTTGGTGAATCATATCCGAATTATCGGGATTTTCAGAATCAAACATTGCATTAAACTCTCCAAAACGAACCGTAGGCTTATCTTCGATAACAATCATCGGTGGATTAGATGAACCCTCCAATGAAATAGGAGGCATAGGAGGAACTGCAGTCATAGGATTTATAGTCGCAGGAATTGCAGCCGACGATGTGTCAAGTAATGTGGCAGATGACAATGTAGATGTAGAAAGTATAGAAGGTAGTACGTCTTGAGATTTAGTAATAGTTATTTCTGCCGGACCTTTTTTATCATCATCATCGCTATCATCATCTGCATTAGCATCTGTATCCGCTTTATGATTCATTGACTCACTTGTTGTATGTGATTCATCGGTCGAATCATTATTTACAAAGCTTTTTAGGATAGATTTAACAGGGACTAGATTTCGAATGGCCAAAAGAATACCTTCATTTAATATGGTCTCGATGGTTCGATAGTTCTGCTGCTTTTCAATACCCGAGATACCATCTCGAAATAAATAGGTAGAACTCCACAGTAATTTAGATGTTTCACATAGTACTTTAAAGAGAAAGTGCTCCACTTTAGGTACAGTAATTTCCACTTTTTTATTATTAGCAGACAACCGAATGGCAGTTAATACTTTGGTATGGGCAATAAATACCGCTGTAAGTAAATCGTCTAAATAATCACATCCACAATTCGTATAAATAATGTGTATTTCATTGTTGACTTTTTCCATATTCCAGTCATGAATTTCATTCAAATAATTTTGTAGCTGCCATAATACTTTTTTGGGCTCTTGTATCATGGCCTGTTTACTTTTTTCAAGTAACTCAATAAAGAATTGAAAATAAGCAGGGACCAAGTATACACATAATTGCTTTGTATATTCCGCTCTAGCATCGGAATAGACGGAAAGGATGGAATCAGTACCTCTATTCATTCTTCTTGATTCGGTGTTGTTGACGAGAGCTTATATAACGCACTCCCTAAGAATGCCCATAAAGAGCCTGATAATTCAATACAATTGCCGTAGTCTTTCAGAATAGATTCATTTGATAAAAGTGACAATGTGAGTGTTTCAGGATTAAAACCAGTGTTAATATAGTTTACTAGGTTATTTGCAGATAATGTATCAATCTCTATATTTTCCAATGAACGATGCTCTATGGTCTGTTTCCATATATCTGGATACTGTAATTGTAGAAATGCACATTGAATTGCACGTCGATATGAATATTCATTCTTTTTTAGGTAATTTTTAATTTCAATAATACACAATCCATGATATGTTTTTACAAGAAATTCTTCCAAATTATACCAGCTAGGCTGATAAATCTTTTTAATCACACAGCGTGACCGAATGGGTTCCTGTAAACGGCCTGCGTCACGACACTCCAAAATAAACAGTACGTCAGAAGCATGCGTCTCCAGAATTCGACGAAGAAACGCCTGCGCTTCGGGCGTAAGATCATCGGCTCCTTCTAGCCACAAAATAGCGGGTTCCGTTCTCCTCGCCCAGACATGGAGCTTTTGTCGCCCATCACGCAGTGTCCTGTCTTTTCGACAAGGGCAGACAAACAACTGTTTTTTGACACTGTCGGCATACTGTTGAATCCAATGGCTTTTGCCACAGCCAGGTGGGCCCGTTAATATCATTGGAGTAGTATCCATGTTACTTTTCCAATCATAGGTGGTGTTTAGATAGTGATTTTATTATCTTTTTTCTACCTTTGCGGACATACGCGAGTGAACATGTCAGCTCTTCATTATTTCTACAGTGGAATTCTTTAGCACCTTCACTTGTACTGTCACCAGTTTACTGCTCATTTGCTTCGATAACTATACCGACTATTAGATTACTTACGCTGTTTACGGGATTTGCGTTGCTTTTTGGAGCCGCGTTGCTTGCCGCCACGACTAGGATACTTAGAAAAGTTAATACTGCCATTTGGGTTGCGTTTTACTGTATTATTTCCATTTGAAAAAATTTTAGAAAACCAAGACCTTGTAGGGGGGTGGGCAGATGCAGCCTTAGGTGCATTTTTTGGTAGATTTAAGATAGACCCAGTGGGAGAGCCATGCTTTTTATAATTATACCTGGCAGACATATTCTAGATAGATATGTGAATTATCTATTGCGCCGATAAATACTGTCGATATTCATGAATGGCTGCCTCGTCCAGCATCGCATTTTTACGCAAGCTCTGATGCAACGGATTGTTGTCCACCGCTGCTACTGATTCATACGTATTTCGCTCACGACTCACATCCAACTTCAAAGGCACACGGTACTCCATCCGTCCCACATCGCCCACCCCAGGGGTAATGTCCAGTGAGCGATTGATGGCCAACGGACGGTCATTGATGACATCCGTGTCTAGCTTCTTTGACCATTGGTGGCCAGGATTGCCATTGAATGTGGCCGTAGACCCTGAACCCGCAATTGGTTTGCGCCCCCGTGCAATCTGCTCTTTGTTCGGGTTCGACCGCATATTGTACGCAAACGTAGGGTCCATCGCATCGCTCCACGCCCCATTGCCACCTGGGCCCGTCCAGGCCAGCCCATTTGACAACTGTGCCTTCTGTGTATTCTTGGCAATATCATCAGGGTCATATACTTTCAGGCGATTTGTAGCGGCTGCGCCATCACCACCAGCAATACCAGGGCGGTCCAGATAGATGGTGGATTCGCGCACGGTGGTTCGCGCAATGTCCTTGGGGTCCCACACTGTAATTGCGGGGGCACGATTGCCATAGCTAATCGGTGTACCTGTCATCCGAATGTTACCTGTTGTTTCACCACGGCGTGTCGGTCGAGCATCATCCGTATAATGATTTGTCACCAGTTGATTGTCCGCGGGGGCCGTGTTTAGCGCCATGACCCTCTCGCTCGTTTCATTGCGCTCATTCGGGCGGATTTCAATCGACGATTTACCATAATCCGCCTCACCGCCACCCACATCCTTCGTATAATAACTAGACATATCCGCATTACGATAGCCTGCACCGCCGTATTGCTGCGACATCGGCATACGATACGAACCTGTCACATAGCCTTCACCAAAATCCTGGGATGAAGCAATACCCCCATACTCTACCGAGGTTTCAGGACGAACCGTATGAGGCAGCACCTGTGTCGAGCGAACAGTCTCCTTAATAAGGTCACCCGTGGTCACAAAGAAGCGTTCACCCGTTTCATCAATGTAGAAGGAATCGGGCTTATACTTGCGCACTTCACCGACATCACTGACATCCGCATTAGTTCCAATAAAATGCTGCCCAGGCACCATCGGTTGGTCGTAGGTTTCCTTGGGATTCGATAGGACGCGCAGGTCATTGGTATCTTTAGGACGCATGATTTCATTGATTTCCAGCTGTTGAAACCCACCCTTACCTGTAAACCCAAACTTCTCACCGATACCTGCGCCCACCCGTGTGGGTTCAAAGGGGCGTTCTCCATTGCGCACTACAGGCGCTTGAGAGGTAATACGTGATTGAAAGAAGTCGGTGTTATCTTCCATGCCAAAGGGATTGCCATAGGGGGCCTGTGCGGCTTTGAACATATTCTCCACTTCGCGCTTCTTGATTTGGGTAGAGCCATTGCCGCCATACATATCAAGGACGCTGGTGTTGGCTTGGGGTGCCATGTTTTGTTTAATGCGACCACCAAAGAAAGGCTGCATGTTGTTGTGTTTGTATTGATTGGAAGGGATGCGCTGACCTGAGAGGGGGCTGACCACATAGTCACTGTCCATGTAGTTGGCCTGCTCTTCGGTATTGTCAGAACGGTATTCCATCATAGGAATATTGGCATCGGTGGGTGAAAGAGTCGGTCTAGTACCGGGAGTGGCACGAGCCGCATAAGGTGGTTTATTGGAGGCATAGCCGAAGGCAGTACCGTAAGGACCAGTGCTTGGCTCAGACGGATAGGTTTGACCATTGGGGGTTTGATACATCATATCCAGTTCAGGTCCAAACCCTGTAGCAGCTGCACCTTTGGGGGCCATCTGTAGTGGGTCAGTAGGACCTCGTTGCGCGGGCATAAATCCTTCATTCATAGAATGATGGGCTTGTAATAATGGATATTCACGGTCCGCAGGTGGCAGTGCCCTCGAAGATTTATTGGGCGGCTGTGCAGTAAATTGCTCTTCATGCTGTTTCTTTTGACTCGCCTTTGATATAAAATATCCCAATCCTAAAAGACCAGACAATGCTGCCACTTCCATACTACAGTTTTCTACCTTTAATTTTTGCTGAAAAGATGCAGAAAGGAGAGGCCTAAACTGTGTATCCGTGGTACTCCTATGTCGATTCAAATTGAACTTCACGACATTGAGCCCTGTCTGTTATATGATACAGTTGTGCTTACCACACTGACAAATTCTGGCTATATGTTGTACACACGGAACATGCTAAAAAGTCTGCAACCTTTTGGGTTGGATAAAAAGGTGCTGGTGGTATGTATTGATGAACCATGTGCGGCAGTTTTTACACGACTGGGTTACCATGTGCTCTGTATCCGCGACAATGGCATGGCCACATTTAGCAAATGGAATACTATCCATTATGACAAGATTTGCTACTTGAAGGTAGAGCTACTGTATCGTATTCTGTCATTGGGAAAACATGCACTGTTGCTCGATGGAGACATTGTTTTTCAAAAGAATCCACGGACCGATATGGAGGCCTGGACATCGGATGAACGGTACGATGTTTGGATTCAAAATGATGCACAGCACGATGAAGATACTACCAACATGTGCACGGGATACATGTTGGTGAAGACGAGTGACCAGATATGCGCCTTATATGACTGTGTTTCGGAGCAAGGGCGGGCACAGTATCTCACGTGTGCATTTGATAACAATGACCAATCGTATTTTAATACGTATGTAAAGCCCTATTGCAGAATGAACGCTCTTCCATTGGCACAGTATCCCAATGGAAAAAAGTTTTATACACAGACCCAGACCCTGCTCCACACAGCGGTTCTGGTTCATTTTAATTGGCTGCATGGACATCAGAAAATGGCCAAGATGAAAGAGCATAAAATGTGGTTATTGACGGAGGAAGAAGAGGAAGAGATTTAGGACATCAGAAACGGGAGACGTCTGTGCATATCGCCTTCATGGCCGAGCTCAGCTACCGAAGGGTCGTGCAATGGCGCATGGCACGTCTTAACTTGGTGGGTGTTATATTTCTCTTTGTCCAGGTCACGTGACGGAATAAAGAAATCGAATGGCGTTTCAAAGGTTTCCTGGGGATTGTGGAAGAGGGGCTGCCAACGGTTCCATCCTGTGGCTCGTAGGGTACACGGGGGGTCTACTAGACGTGCAAAGGTTTGTGGCATGACTTCATCCTGGGCGTGCTTTAAAGGAATCTGGTTGAGCGCATTGCTGTCAGGATGATATTGAACCGCGTCACAGCGAATCTTGGTACCCAGTCGAGCAATCCCCTTTAAATCGGACTCCACATCCGTCTTCCATTCACCATCCACCCAGGAATTGCCACTGTATTGAATGCGTGTGGTGGCATTGACGGGAAAGGTTGTCGGACAGTTTTTGGCAGGGGGATTTAAATAATAGCGTGACGCATAAGAGGTAATGCGCATGTCATCCACTTGGTGAAACGGGTCGTTTTTGGGATGAGTCAGTGCCTGCTGGGTGGTATAGCAGTTCATTTCTTCTGAGTACCACCATTTAATATTTCTCGGGTTTGATGCAGACCTCATTCACGATAGGCAGGGGAGCCGTAACCGCAGGATAGGCTATCATCTGATAGGCAGGCAAGTGCTCTTTTTTCACATCAATGGTGAGCATTCCTTTGGTATTCTTGCGTACAATCTCCTGCTGACCCTTTTGGGGAGGTTGATATTGACGCCAGGGGGCAAAGGTAATGGGGATGGTAATGCCTCGTAGGTCGGATTCCATGTCCACCAGGTTGCCTCGGACGGGACTTACTTCATTGCCGCCCACAATGCCTAGCATATGGCGCTTGGGATCAGGGCTGACATATTGGGAGCGCAAGGCGTCATAATGTTGAGGGTCCTCCTGTTTCTCCCAATGGGTGTCGAGTATCGGTCCATATGCATCTGTCAGATTACTTAAATAGAGGGCCATTCTATCCTAGTTATATATAATTGCACAGTACAATACAACGTGCAATACAGTGCAATGCACCGTGTGCAATACGGTATATTGCATCATATGCCAGGTATCCTGTTTAAATCCGGACTTCTCTCTTATGCGCGTGCATAGCAGAATAGGGACTTGATGGCTGCTTCATCCATGTCAGTGGCGGCCATCACAGTTTTCTTTTTTTCTTCTTTGGACTGCTTGGCCGTTATCTTATTGCGGCGTTTGGCCGCCTGGGCCAGAATATCATTGAGGGTCATCTTGGAAGTAATACGGCCTGCATTTTCGGGCTTGTAGCCTGCCTTCTCTATGGCATTCTTAATCATTTTAATCTTGGCATTTCTCTGTTCTTTCAAGGTCATTTTGCCGCGGCGTTTGGCCACCTGGGCCAGAATATCATTCATGCTCATCTTGGAAGTAATGCGGCCTGCATTTTCGGGCTTGTAGCCTTTTTCAGCCAGGGCATCAATAATTTGTTGTTGTTTGGTCTGTTTGTTCTTTTTTTGATCGAGTTTTTCACGACGCGCGGTGGCATGTTTCACAATATCATTGATGGTCATTTTTGATGTAATACGACCGATATTCTCATTGGTAAATCCTCGGTTGTGGGCCTCTTGTTTCAATGTTTTCAAGATATTTGCAGCAGATGGCCCTTTGACAACCCGTTCTTCCTTCTTCTTCGCCGTGTTATGTTTTTTCTTTGCAGCATTGATGATATTCTTCACATTCTTCGTAGATACATAGTGAATAAGGGCGTGAGGAATCCCAGCTACATTGGCAGCTGCATACACATTCGCGCGGTGCTGTTCTTTTTCCGCCAGCTTCACTGCGCGCTCTGTGGCTTTTTCCGCTTTCTTCTTGTCCTCTTCTAGTTTCTTGGCAGCTTTTTCCAGTTTCTCAGCGGCTTTTGCTAGTTTATCGCGTTCTTTCTCCGCTTTCTCACGCAATGCGCGTTCTTTTTCCGCGAGTTTGTTTAAACCGGACACGGGTGCGGCTAAACTCATTCTACTTATCTATTATAATATTTTGCAGTAGATATGTAGAGTTTATTTATAAATAGTTTATATATCAGCATAATACAAATGGGCACATGGATACACATGGCAGTACTAGGCATGCTTTAGCTTAGCAGCGCACTTTAGCAGTTGACATCGCGCAAATATGAACGTGACGGGATACCACCGTGAATCCAGCCAGGCGCGGCCACTTCAGGAATGAGATTCTTGGGATTTTGCACATTGTTCTTAAGAATGGGAATCATGGGAGTGTATTGCTGAGGAAAGAATTGCTCGGTAACTGTGCCACATTCCTTGCCCATGCGAATCTGCTCGGAGTGTAGAAGAAGGCTCTCCACATCACGAGAGGGATTGCCACCCGCCATGTAGGGTACACTTAGAAATGGACGCGCCTGGGCCCGTGTTTGGCAACGATTGTTTTTGAAGGCAATTTGATTACGAAGAATAGAATCAGCATCGATGGATGCATTGTTGTACCCATAACCTTCACGGGGATAAATAAGTAATTGATTGACAGCCACTGGATTAACGCCGGTAGCTTTAGGGACTAAATTAGTAGTTGCATAACGACCAGGGCCCACTGACTGTGAATAAAAAGATTGAATGCCACAGAGGTCGTCCCTTGAATGAGTTAATCTATTAATCTCCATTATCTCTGAACTAATAGGGTATAAAAAATAGTAGAAATATCATCTACTAATATCCTTAGTACAATCTCAATTCATATTGTACGAACGATATTCAAAAGCACCATCGTGCATTTACGAAGAATGGTTAAGCCAAGGAAGACTGCCTCCATCGCTTCCTCCTAAACAAGCGCCACGACCACCCTCCTTGCACGTCTTCCCAGGAATCTTATATAGCCAATCTGCAAACGATCCCTGGTCATTCGGCACTGTAGTCGAAGGCTGTGTCACAAACTGACGTTGATTCTGATTCTTGCCGAATACGTCGGTGGGGTCTGAAAACCACTGGACACGGAAATAATCATCCATGGTTTGTTTGACCATCGCGTGATCGGCAGGAGCCGCACCAGGCCGTTCAGGATTGTACTTCATTTCATCCACCAGCACATTCATAAAAAGATTGCGCGACGTCGGCGGTGTATAATCGGGCAGAGAAGGGCCTGAATAAGGATGACCATCAATTTCCAGGGTGCCGATGGGCTGCTCTATGGGTTGAACACTGCCCATGGCGGAGCCGCCATTTACAAAATGCTCCTTCGTAGGGGCCAGATATCCTCCTGGGACCACACTAGCTTCATAGGGCAAAGAATGATAGGCATTATCCTCTTGTTTTTGCCTAGGCTGGTCACTGTGCTCACCATCATGGTTCTTCTCATGATTCTCCCCCGCTGTTTTTTTATGTTTGATAGGAGTCATTGAAACAATCACAAATGCAGTGATACCTCCAAACAAAACCGCCACTAGAATGACAGACAGTCCGCCTAGCACTCCCCCAATACATCCCACCAACAATGATACCATCATCATTCGGGCAATAAAATTAGCAGAGGAGTGTTCGCAGGTGGGTTTATATTCTAATGTAAAATCTTTCACTAACACGGAGACATCTTTCCAGAATGGTGCCTCACATGCCTTCTTGTGTCCCATTATTCTAAACCTTAGAAACTTTATTTGTTACACCTGTTACCTCTATTTATTGGCCTGCTGGGCCTTCTTTTTCTCGATTTTTTTACGGAGACGCTCACGTGCCATGGACAATCGTGCACTGCCTTCTTTGCCTGCTTTGCGAGCCAACCCCAAATCCTCGAATCCAAAGGCTTTTTTAATACCCTCCATCATTTCTACAAAGCCCTCATTCTCTGAAAATTCCTTCATCAATTCCTCCGCCTCACTGGCAATTTCCTGGGGTCGAATCGCTCCTGACTGAATTTTTTGTTGGAGCCGCTTGCCGATTTTGGCAATGGTCTTTTGAAGTAATACAGGATTCTTGGTAAATGTAGTAAATAAAACGTGAAAAGCCCGGGACGTGTCTTTTTCACAGTCTGTAATCACATCTGGACTAATCCCCAAATCTTCAGGTGTAATATCCTTCACAATCTCCTGTGCTAACTTTGCCAATTGCCCTTTCAAGAATTTCTCAGGAAGTTTGGGAAATCCATTTTCAAATAACTTTTCAAAGGAAGGCATTCCTGACGATTCATCATCTGAGCCTGCATCTGCTGCGCTAGCGCTAGCACCAGCACCAGTCCCACTTTTTTTATCCTTGGGCTTAAAAAACTTCATAAACTTTTTCAGGATGTCTTGAAAATCCACTCCATCCAATTTCTTTTTCATTTGCTCCATCACATCATCCATCCACGCAGGCTTGGCAGTGTCATCCGCCCCTGCTTCCATAAATGCACAAATGGACAAAATACGAAGGTGTTCCCAGATGGCCTTCTTGGTCTTTTCCGTGAGCGTAGACCACACTTCTTCAGAGATAGACACCTCGGGTAAAATCGTACCAGGATTCGTCACATCTTCCGTTTGCTCGAGCATCCCTGCCGCTTTTACTTCCAATTGAAAGCGCGCCAGGCGCTCCGTAGGGGGGAGCGCCTGCGCGAGTTGAATCTGTGCGGTGTATTCAGGAAGTGCGCCCAATAAATCTTCTACGAACTCGTTATACTTCTGCTGGAATACAGAGTCAGGGGTCGAATCTGTCATTCTGCTAATGGGTTACAAGCGGGTCTTTAGACTCTAGAATAATTGAAATAAATAGGTACCATATGTGATAGGTTATGTAGTGCCATACTATTCTGTCTGTATCCGTGTTCCATTATAAATACTCACGATGACACGATACCCACATTTATCAAGAAAGATTTGATACCCATCTTTTATTTTATCATCTTTGTGAAGGCCCATATTAAACGGTCGCTGTTCCTGTGCTTTTTTAATAAAATCAGTAATATATTTTTTATAGGTATTTTTACTTTTTTCGGGATCAGGCTGTGTAATTTGAAATTGACCTCCTGCTTCGTTCCGTGCACGGAGGTCAGCAACTATTTCAGGACTATTCAGTTGCTCAAAGATAGTCTCTGTATCCCATTTTTTTGATTTACCAATCTTTGTAATACGATTATACTTCTCTTCACCAATTGAAAAGACTACAGGAACTGTCCAGGCCACTTCCTGTTCATCACGCTTCGTTTTCTGTCGAAAATCTTTTTCTTCAAACTCATCCACATTTTTTTCATGAAGTTCTGCCATTAATGTGATACGACTGTCCAATAATTCCCATAGCTCTTTAGGACAATGAATAGTAAAGAGCCCCAGCGACTGCCTTTTCATTGGGCGACTGCCTTTTCATTGGGCGACTGCCTTTTCAGACAGTTGACATAGCACAGTCAAATACTGCCAAATAGCAGCCTGATTGAC